AATGGAATGAAGGTTATAGTACTGGTGGTACTCCGCTGAACGAAGCATTAGTATGGATGTATTTAAATATCGACAAGTATATCAAACAGAATTCTATTGAGAAGCTGACTTTGATTACATTGACTGATGGTGAAGGTGGTGCGTTGTATTCTTCTGATGGCGATATGTCTGATACACGTTATGGCTATGACGCAAATGGCATGACCAAGAAAATCAAACAGAAGCATTTTATCCGTGATGAGATTACGCAAAAGACTTATCAGTTGACACGATACGCAAATCCTCAAACTGAAACCTACTTGCGTATGATTAAAGATCGCCATAATATTATGGTTGTTGGATTCTTTATCTGCCGCAATGCTCGTCGTGACTTGCAGTGTGCGTTGAATTCTAACCTACCATCGTTCAATGGTGATGCTTATTCTCAAATTGAATCTTGGAGGAAAGACTTCCGCCACCAAGGGTTTGCGTCAATCAAGAACACTGGTCGTGATGATCTGTTCTTGATTCCTCAAACCGCAACGAAGATTGTTGAATCTGACCTTGATGTAAAATCCGATGCGAATGCAAAGGTTATTGCAAAGGAATTCGGTAAGTTTTTGAACGTAAAGAAGACTTCCCGAGTCCTACTCAATAGGTTCGTAGGCTACGTTGCGTAAGTTGTTGATTTTAAAGGGGATTTAATTCCCCTCAAATCTGCAAGGGATTACAAAATTTCGCTTTACTTTAATGCAAGGTTGGCGTATAATAGTTGTATAAGTTGATTGATTATGGTGTTTTTTTTGAAAGAGGATATATGATGGCTAAGATTGACCCTGCATTTCAGACTGAGTTTGAGACCAAACTGTTTGAATTATTCCCCGATGTTAAGACAGAGGGTGTCGTACAAAATGCGCAGTTGCTAGAAACAATGCGTGCTCTTGGAACTACAACTCAACCCAAGTGGTTGATGGAAAATAAAGTAAGTCGTGGTTTGTATGCGATTGATGGTGGTAAACCTACAGTCGTTGGCAATACTGTTTTGAAACCCCAACCAAAGATTGAATCCTTTACAGTGGATTATACTAACATGGCATCGCTGATCCCTGCGAAGGATCCGAACTTTGTACCATTCGGTAACTATGCCGACTTGGAAAATATTATTAAGGCGAAGATTTTCTATCCAGCTTACATCTCTGGTCCGACTGGGAACGGTAAGTCAACTATGATTGAGCAGATTTGTGCCAAGCATAAGCGTCCGCTGATTCGTGTTAACTTGAACATGATGACTGATGAAGAACAACTCATCGGTACGAAAACCCTTGAAGACGGTAACGTGCTTATCGTTGAAGGTCCAGTTCTTATCGCTATGCGAACTGGTTGCACACTATTGCTTGACGAGATTGACGCTGGCTCCGCAAATACTTTGCTTTGCTTGCAACCGATTCTCGAGGGTAAACCTTATTACTTCAAACTCAAGAACGAGATGATCGTTCCAGCTGAAGGATTCAATATCTTTGCCACTGCTAATACCAAGGGTAAAGGTTCAGATGATGGTCGTTACATCGGTACGAACGTCTTGAACGAAGCATTCTTGGAACGATTCGCTGTTACGTTTGAACAGGATTATCCTAGTGCTAAGATTGAACAAAAGATTATTGAGAATCTGATGGACTCTTATGGTTGCAAAGACCAAGAGTTTGCGGAGACATTAGTTAAGTGGGCTGACGCAATTCGTCGCACCTTTGCTGATGGTGGTGTGGATGAAACAATTACGACTCGTCGTATGATTCATATTGTTCGTGCGTTTGCAATCTTTAAGAAGCGTGAGAAAGCAGTGGAACTTTGCTGCAATCGTTTTGATACTGCTACTAAGAATGCGTTCATCGACCTGTATGATAAAGTTGCAAACCCTGCACCTGAGGTTATCGCAACACCTGAAGTTGCTGCAACACCTGCAAGTGATGAGGTTCCATTTTAAACTTGACTTGCAAGTAAATCCGTAGTATAATATTATTTGAAATTGATAAAGGAAATTGATTATGTTGAAATTTGTTGACCTGAGCATGGCTCAAAAGAAATGCGTTGTTGCTTTGATTGAAGCCCAACCCTCTCTTAAGAAAAACGGTAGGATCTCTTTGAAAGAAGTCGTTGCTATCACCCAAGACTTGGCATCTAAGCGTACTGCTGGTGCTGTCAAGATTGGTTATCCTAACTGGTTGTTCAAGACCAATAAAGTAGAACGTGGCGTTTACCAATTGCCAGTTCCTACTGAAGCAGAACTTTCGACTTATACGAAAGATCTAACCAACAAACCTACGTCAAGTAAGATTGTTAAGAACAAGAAAGTGGTAAAGGTTACTTCTAAAGTTAAACCTTCCACTGATCTTTCTGAGACCACTCGTCTTGAAAAGATTATTAATGATTCTGTTGAAGTTGATCAGGATACTGAAGACTTCAATCAGATCTTACGTGAGAACGGCATCGAAGTCTAACTCACGTCTTTGGTATCAGAGGGGTCACTGCCATCTCCCCTCTGATTTTTTATTTTGTGATGGTTAAATAATGGAGTCATTTTAAAATGTCTAAGCAAACCTTGCTGTTGAAGCACCTTAATGCTGGTAAAGCATTCACCTCAAAGCAGATCTCTGCTTCTTTTGGTATCGCCCAACCAGCGTCCACAATCCGTAACTTGCGTGAGCAAGGCTACTGTGTTTACTCTAACCCAGCAGTGGTTAATGGTACTGAAGTAGTTAAGTACCGCATCGGTAAGCCAACTCGTGCTATGGTTGCTCTTGCTGCAGCTGTGCGTGGTTCTTCTGTATTTACTCGTACAGTTTAATTAAGTGAGTTATAAATGGGCATTCTTCGGAGTGCTCATTTGTCATTTCATTTGGAGATAATATGGCAACCAAAGAAGATATCAAGAAGTCCCAAAATGCCACAACAGGTGGTAGAAAATTTGATGGTGGTAAACTACAATATGGTTTACTGCCACCACTTGCATTAAAAGCAACTGTAGAAATTCTAACATTTGGTGCGGAGAAATACGAACCAGATAATTGGAAGAATGTTCCTGACTCAAAACGTAGATACTTTGACGCAATGCAAAGACATCTTTGGGCATGGAAAGAGGGAGAACAAGATGATCCCGAAACTGGAAAGAACCACTTAGCGCATGCAATGTGTTATCTAATGTTCTTGTATGAGCATGATGTGAAATATTCGAAGGAAATTAAATGAATCTTGAGCAAATCGTAGTAGCAACAGCAGCATGGGCTGTATTGTGTACTGTTGTATTTACTCATTCAAATTGGAGCAAGATTCGTGATTGCTTTGCTATGTGGTTTACCAAAGAATATTGGACTAACTATAACACAGTAGAGTTTGCCAGTTGGGCAGCAAAAGCAGTTATCATTATTCCTGGACTTATCTTTGGTATCCAGCTTTGGTGGTTATACTTATTCACTCTTGCTACTTCATTGGCACTTATCTGGGCAAGCAATAAGAAGTTGCTACCAACTCTAGTTGGGTTCAATGTAATTTGGGCTTGGATAAGTTGCATGGTTTTGGCTCAACATCTAGTCAAATAAATTTGACAATACTTTATTTTTGGGGTATAATTATTATACATATATTATGTTAATTGAAAAAGGAAATCTAAATGAAACTATCTAAAGAAACCGTAGGATTGATCAAGAACTTTGCTGGCATTAACAGCAATTTGCTTTTGAAGTCTGGTAATAAACTAGCCACTATCTCGGCTCAGAAAAACGTAATGGCTGATGCAGTTGTTACTGAAACATTCCCCGACTTTGGTATCTATGACCTCAATGAGTTCCTCGGTGCCATGTCTTTGTTTGAAGATCCAGAATTGACATTCAATGACAAGTGGGTAACGATTGAACAAGGTGGGAACAGCATTAAGTATTTTGCAGCCGATGCAAGCGTACTAACTGCCCCGCAAAAAGCAATTACCTTCCCTGATGCAGAAATTGAATTCCCTATGAGTGCTAATATGCTCAGCATGATTCAACGAACTGCTTCTGTATTACGTGCTTCTGACGTATCAATCGTTGGTGATGGTTCAACTATTGCTGTAGTTGTTGGTGATAAAAAGAATGCCACTGGTAACTCTTATAACTCTGCGGTTGGCGCAACTGATAAGAAGTTCAAAGTTAATTTGAAGGTAGAAAACCTAAAGATGATTCCAGGTGACTATCAAGTGTCTATTTCTAGCAAGAAGATCTCTCGCTTCAAAGGTGCTGGCGATTTAGTTTATTATGTTGCAGTTGAGGCAGATTCTACATTCGAAGTTTAATTGAGAGATTTATATTATGATTGATTCACGTGATGACCAGTTTCTGTGGGTGGAGAAATATCGCCCACAGAAAATAGATGATTGTGTCCTTCCAGAATCATTGAAGGATACATTCAAGCAGTATATCGCCCAAGGCGAACTACCCCACTTTCTTCTTTCGGGAACAGCTGGTGTAGGTAAAACTACCGTAGCAAAAGCACTGTGTAATGAGATTGGTGCTGATTACATTATGATAAATGGCTCAGAGGAATCAGGTATTGATACTCTGCGAACTAAGATTAAGGGGTTTGCGTCAACCGTATCTCTAACTGATGCTCCAAAGATTATTATTATTGATGAGGCAGATTACCTTCAAGCCAACTCTACTCAGCCAGCGTTGCGTAGTTTCATTGAAGAGTTTTCTGCTAATTGTCGCTTTATCTTTACTTGTAACTTTAAGAATCGTATCTTAGAAGCGATTCATTCTCGTTGCGCTTGTATTGATTTTAAGATTGACAATAAAGATAAGCAAGTCCTTCTTGGTTTATTCTTTAAACGTGCCACGCAGATTCTCAAACAAGAGAATGTAGACTTTGATCAGAAAGTAGTTGCCGAGTTAATCACCAAACACTTTCCAGATTACCGTAGGGTTCTAAACGAACTTCAGCGTTATAGTGTTTCTGGTAAGATTGATTCTGGTATCTTAGTCAACATGAGTCAGGAATCTTTCAAAGATCTAATTAAGATGATGAAAGAAAAAGACTTTACCAATGTCCGTAAGTGGGTGGGTAAGAATTCTGATTCAGATACGGTAGCATTGTTTCGTGAACTATATGATAATTCTGTAACTTACATGGTTTCAGAAAGTATTCCTTCTTTGGTATTAGTCCTTGCTGACTATCAGTACAAAGCAGCCTTTGTTGCAGACCATGAACTAAATATCATGGCAGCACTAACTGAGGTAATGGCTAACTGTAAATTCAAATGAGGACGCTATGGAATTTTTTGATTACGTAACATATGTAGTAGTGTGGATACTTGGTGCAGTTTATGGTTGGTATGCAAGAGAGCGTCAAGCCAGGAGAACCATTGACAGATTCTTTTCCGAGGTTGAGGAAACTGTTGGTGAGAAAGTTAATGACTCAGCAATCCCAATTAAAATTGACCGCCATAATGGTGTTTTTTATGTTCACAATAAAGATACTGAAGAGTTTATGGGTCAGGGTAATACTCGCCAAGATTTAGAAATTAATCTTGCAAAAAGATTTCCTGATAAGAAGTTTGCAGCAGATAAAGAAAGTCTGAAGGTTCTCCATGAGTCCCTTTGATTTTTTAAATGCTATAAATTCAACCAAAGAAAATCTATTTGAAAAGGATCCGCAAGCAGGTAAGGATTATAAACCTTTCCTAATAAATAGAGGGTTATCGTATTTTCCCGATACTGTCCTTTATGCTAACCAGATGAATCAACATGCTGGTTTGGATAAGGATATGCAGTTTTTCTTTTTCCTAAATATTATCACAAGGAAGAAGAGGTTTAGTAAGTGGTCCAAAAAGGATGCTGAGACTGAATCTCTTGAACTTGTTAAAGAGTATTATGGGTATTCAAGTGAGGAAGCGACAGAAGCACTTAAAGTGTTATCTGAAGAGAACTTGATTATGATAAAAGAAAAATTATACAAAGGTGGAAAATCATGACTGTTGAAATGATTTATTACGACTGGACGCCAGAGTCCATGCTTGAAGTGAGTTTACCTGAACCTGATAACTTTCTAAAGGTTCGCGAAACTTTGACACGCATTGGCATTGCTTCTAGGAAAGAAAACAAACTGTACCAATCTTGCCATATCCTGCATAAGCAGGGTAGGTATTTTATCGTTCACTTCAAAGAACTATTTGCTTTGGACGGTAAAGAATCGAATATCACTGCAGGTGATATTGAGCGTAGGAATGCGATAGCTGGTTTGCTTCAGGATTGGGATCTGCTAAAGATCCTAAATAATTCTCAAGCCGACCAGAAAGCATCTCTGTCGCAAATTAAAGTTGTATCTTTCAAAGAGAAAGAACAATGGGAATTAGTACCGAAATATAACATAGGAAAAAAATCAAAATGATTAAACTTGAACTTGAAATTAATGAAGTAAACACGATTCTTGCAGTGTTGGGTAAGCATCCTTTCGAGGAAGTTGCCAGCCTAGTTGTTAAAATTAAACAACAAGGTGACCCACAAGCCGAAGCAATTGTTGCTGCACAAGCAACAGCTGACAAAGCATCAATGCCAGCTGCATAAAGTATTCACCTTAGGACCGCTAAGTTACGAATCGTATTAAAGCTGGTGATACGTTAAGTCATCGCTGGAACCAGTAACCAGCATTTTAGTATCTCGCCTTCGGGGAGATAAATTTTACTACTCGCTTAATAGGAGAAACACCATGGGAAATCATTTTCCAAACATTGCATTATTTGGTCCAGGATTTAAGGACTTCGACAAATTCTTTGTCGGCTTTGATGAATCAGCAAAACAATTACAATCGTTACATGCTGATCTAACTAAAAATATCCCCAACTACCCACCGTATAACATTCGTAAGAATAATGAGAACTCATACACAATCGAAATCGCAGTCGCTGGTTTCGGACAGAATGAGATCGATATCGAGATTGATGGTGGCAAGTTAATTGTCAAGGGTAATGTTGACGCAAGTCTTGATGCTCTAGAAGATAACTTCTTGTTCAAGGGTATTGCTACTCGTGCGTTTACTCGCGCATTCGCTATCGATGATCATATCGAAGTAAAGAACGCAGAACTATTCAATGGTATGCTTAAGATTGCTTTGGAGCGTTTAGTTCCAGAAGAATCAAAGCCAAAGAAAGTTCCAGTGAAAACTGGTACGGGAAAACAATTTTTACAAGAGGACGGATATGATAAAGCTGCTGAATCACTTTAAAAATATTGTTTTTAGTTTAGGTGATGGCATACAAGCATTCCGAACTTACAAAGCACGCAAGGTTAAATAAATCATAGCAAGCAGGGGAACTTTCGGGTTCCCCTAAATACTTGTTATGATGAAAGCAAAACTATCACCAAACCTAATATCCTTCTTTCTGGTTCGCAGAGGGAATTGGATGCTCAAAGTATCGGTGTATAAGAATAAACAGATTCTAGTTTTTATGCAACACGTATACGATATGGATAAAATTATTATGCAATACTTCCATAATCAAAACGAAGCAGCAGATTTTATTGAATACATGATAGAGGAATAACATGATTAAAGTTTTTAAACTATTGAATGGTGAAGAGATTATCGCCAAGACTGAGATAAATGGACTTGGATATACATTATCAGATCCTGCTGCAATTGTAATTCAGCAAACAGATAAAGGTGTTGGCGTTGGACTTGCTCCATATATGCCATATGCCGAAAGTGATATTACTTTATACGCTACCGCAATAGCAACTGAAGGTATCCCATCAAAGAATATGGCGAACGAATATAACCGAATCTTCGGGTCGGGTATCGAGGTCGTTCCTGCCAGTGCTTTAAGCGGACTTCAAATCGTCTCTTAGGACGTGCCAGGACGACCGTAGGGACGTTTTTCGGCTTCAAATGAGGGTTTACCCACCCCTACCTCCCAAAACCCCTCTCTCGGGGTCTAAAAACTCGTCTTTTTCACCAAAATAACCCTACTTTTTGTAGGGTTTTTCAACATTTCGCTTTACTTTAATGCAGAATTAAGGTATACTTACTGTATGATAATTGAAAAGGAACTGATTATGTATAAGTCTAAAACTGAGTTGCGTGCTGAAATGGAACAAGCATTGAAGAAATTCTTGAAGCAAGGTGGTTCTATTGAGGTTGTAAAACCCCGCAAAGGACCAAAGATGGTTATGCGGTCAAAGGTTACCAAACAAGCATCCACTGGAACTTCTGGTTTCGCTGTTGGTTTTCCACGCAAGTCGTTCGTTTAATTTTAGGAGATCATAAATGTCTGAATTCAAATCTTGGGAAGAAATGTCTGTGTTGGAACAAATGCAGTGCCAATACTGGGATATGTACAAGGATGCGTATGGTGTTCGTCCACGTGGTATCGATACCACCGAGTGGACCGAGGAATATTTCATGGCAGAATTTGAAACCCTTGGTAAAGTTATTGAGC